CAAATTCACATAATTTTTGGCGGTAACGCATTTCTTCTGTTATAATAGACATGAGAGGACTCCTTTACTTAATGGTTTTGTCGGTATTACTATTGTATCAGAGTTCCTCTCTTTTTTTATTCAATTGTGTAACATATGTTATAGCACATTACAAATGCATATCAATTAATAAACATACTGGTCCGGATAAACAAGCTTGTAGTTATTCATTCCTTTTCCTAGATTAACAAAGCCCGCATTAATATTTGTCCTAAAGGTAGAAATCTTCTCTAGGAAATACGGGTTATAGCATTTTTTTATATCCGTGTCCTTACCAGTGATATTAACTGCAAGCTCCAAGGCTATCCTTAGGGTATGATTTTTAGGGTCTGCACTAGCAGAGCCTATCCTATTACTAGAATTATTAATCCTAGAAAGATAAGTAGAAACCTGAGAGTTTAGGTAGGCATATTCACACCTCTGTCTATGAATATACTTTATACCAAACTTATTTAGGATATAAGTTAACCTGTTTGGTTCAGATAACTCTGAAACATAGTACTTATTTTCCATAATCCTACTAATTAAAACCTCATCTATCAATTTATTAGTGGAGTAATAGTTAACCTTGTCACCATATTTTTTTGCAATTTCATCTATAAGGCTTGATACATAGGCCTTCTTTTGACTATCATCAAGCTTAGGTATCTTAATTTCTTCATATTCCATTCCATATGATTTTGTCTCTTTTTCTAAACCATCTATATTTGACTTTACATATGGTGAAAGATTGTCCTCATCAATAATGACCACAGTTCTCTCAGCTCCCATAGTTTTAGCTAGTTCAGCTATTCTATCTGTCCTGTCTGACATATCAGTCTTAAAGTTCATGTCAAATGTGCTTACAAGATCTCTTATAGAATTTTTCCCACTTTCATTAAACTTCTGGTCGGCCGACAATAGAACTAGGTCCTTCCTAGACTTTTTCAGCTCATTCATTTCTGATATTATGTTTGGATCTGAAGTCGAAACAAGAATAGCCTTAATATCCTTATTATTCCTTATCTTATCCAGTATATAGCTTTTGTCATTTTTGTATGAGGATGAGTCCTTGTCAGGAAGACTATAATTAATAACTTTCGCCTTAGTCAATTCATTTTTAAACTTAACGTCATACTGCTCTTTTATTGACTGGGCCATATCATAACTAGCAAAATCATCATTCTTGCTATCTGTAAGTATAGCTATGCTAGTATCCTTATCAGAGTTCGAATCAAGAATTTCTTTTTTAACCTTGTTGTCATCACCCGAGCAGGCTGTGAGAGAGGCAAGTACTATTGTAAGTCCCGCAAATAGGCATATCTTTTTGAATAAATTTTTCATAGACGCCTCCTTAATAAATTCTACTTAGGAAGCTCAGCTTCCTAAAATATCCATAGGCAATCCCAAAGCTATCAAAGTTCAAACTAAGATTCAAGTTAGTATTTGCCCTATTCAATAGTGAAATATTTGTATAGCACTCTTCTAGATTGAAATTCTTTTCGTACATATAATTAGCCACTTCGATTACTATTTCAGAAGTCACAGCATTTCTTGATTCTGATATACCTGCTAGCTTATTACTTAGTCCCCTACTGGCAAGCACTTTTGAAACAGCCTTGTCAAAATCCTCCCTAGACTTAAACTTTTCCATGGTCTTAATATCTAGTTTCTTAGCCAAAAGGTCACCATCATTTAAAGAGTTGATATTTGGCAAGATGAACTTATTCTTAATCAGATTATCAAGACAGAAGTCTGAATATAACCTATCTGCTGAATATATGGCAGTAGTAGACCTAGTCGCTTCATTCATAGCATCAAGCTTTTTCTGCAGGTCATCAAGATTATCGCCAACCTCCTCTACAGTAAAATCAATCTGATATTTTAGAGCAGCCAGTCTGGCCTTATTTATATCCTCCACATATTCTTTTTTAGATATATTTTCTTTTGACACTAGATAAATAAAGCTTTTTGCTGACATTTCCTTAGCTGTTATTAGTGATTCCCTACCCAAATAGTCTGACACTACAAGTCCAATGTCTATATTTTTATCTTTAGCAACTAGATATTTATCAACAGAAGATAATTCGCCTATACCATTGGCTACTGTAACTACACCAGGCAGTTTTGTTTTCACACTCTTAAAAACTGGCTCTAAGCCACTTTTATTGGTAGCTATTACAAGGACTTTAACATTTTTGTCCACTGCGTTGACTATTCTCTTGACATGCTCCTGGTTAAAGTTTCCATTTATATTTGGTAGGTAGTTTATGGCAACATTACCACTATTCAAATATTTTGGATCGATCTTAGTACCCTTGTCTATATAAATTGTTATTTCTGCCTTATTATCCGTCATGTCTAATGTATCTTTTTTTGTATTCTGACTTTTATTGCATGCAACCAATCCTACAGCAATTATAGAAGCTAAACAAAATAGCATTAATCTTTTTAACATTCTACACCTCTTTGTTTCGTATATTCCTAGGTATTTATACTTAAACTTTGATTCCTAAGTAAGTACTGTATTATTCTTCATAACCCCTAGGATTATTTTTTTGCCATCTCCAAGAATCCTGACACATTCTATCTATATCAAATTCTGCCTTCCACCCTAGTTCTCTTTCAGCCTTTGATGAATCAGCATATGACATGTCTATATCTCCATCTCTTCTTGGCCCTATCTTATATGGTATAACTTTACCACAGGCCTTAGAAAAAGATTCTATTAGTTCCATTACACTATAACCATGACCCGTTCCCAAGTTGTAATATTCCAAGCCTATTTTATCATCTAGTAGCTTTTCTATAGCCTTCACATGACCCCTGGCCAAATCAACGACGTGTATATAGTCTCTTACACCTGTACCATCCTTTGTCCTATAATCATTTCCAAATACATTTATATGTGGCAATTCTCCAATCGCAACCTTGGTTAAATAAGGCATAATATTAGCCGGTATTCCACCACAATCTTCACCAATCATTCCCGATTCATGGGCACCTATTGGGTTGAAATATCTAAGAATGATAGCATTAAGCTTCCTATTAGCCTTCCATGCATCTTTTATAATTTGCTCTCCCATCAGCTTTGTGGTACCATACGGATTTGTAGTTGATAGCTTGTAGTCCTCCCTTGCTGGTAGGTCTTCAATTTCTAAGTCTCCATATACTGTTGCTGATGAACTAAAAACAAAGTTTTGCACATCGTATTTTGACATTATAGTCATCATATTTATTAGTGAAAGAAGGTTGTTGTCATAATACTTTAATGGATTAGCAACAGAGTCGCCAACCGCCTTATAGGCAGCAAAATCAACAACGACATCTATATTATTTTCTTGAAATACTATCTCTAAGTCAGATGACCTAGTATCAAGTTCATAAAACTTGACCCTTTTTAAAGATAAGCTTTCTATCCTGTCTATTACAGTCTTGTAGCTATTTGATAGGTTGTCAACAATTACGACTCCATATCCTGACTTTAACAACTCAACAGCGGTGTGACTTCCAATATAACCGGCTCCACCAGCTAATAAAATATTTTTCATCTTCCCACCTCCTATATAAGCTTGCTAGAAACTTCTGGGTCTACTATTTCAATAACATTATCCCTATCTATATTCGTGTCAGCTACTAGCAAGTCATCTAAATCTATTTCCTTATACTTAACACTTTTTTCTCTCGCAACGAAATTGCATAACCTAAATTCCTTGGCCATTATCTCATCTATTAACATAAGCCCCCCTATCTATAGCCACCTGTGAAGTAGTATTCACTGTCTATCTTCATACTACCAAACTTCATCAGAGAGTATAGATCATCAATAATATCCTTCCTTAAGACCTTTGACTCCCTATTAATATTGAACTGTCTAAAGATATGAGTAGATTTAATCCTCTCCATCAGTTCCATTTTTAAGCTCTCCTCATCAAGTTGTCTGTAGTTTGGATAAAAACTGTAATATGTTTCAAAAACAGTCTTTACAGTTTTCCCTACATAATGCGGTAAAAGGTTATATATTATATGCTCAAGCTTCTGATAGGCCATATCTGCGTGCAAGTCTATCTGATAAATTTGAGCTTCCTTCAACATCCTAATACTTGACTTTCTCATATCTTCAGGTAGGATCATATAGGACATCTTGTCTATAAGACTTATAATCCCATTTATATCCATTTTAATATCATTTCTAAGATCGAAGAAATGTCTCTGTAGTCTTGTTATATCAGTCAAGTCACAATCTAAACCTAGAGATGAAAAGTATCTTTCCTCACTTCTTTCTAGTATATCTGACATATGGACAGTTATAAGGTCTATATTGCTAAGTTGGTCCTGTAAATCACTATATAAGAAGTTTATGAAATCAACCTTATCAGCTAGGTCAATATTTTCATTCAACATATATGAATACTTACTATTCATATGATAAATATGACCAAAAAAGTTAAAAATTACCATATCTGATACCGATTTAATCCAGTTATCATAGACTTCATCAAGATCAGTAGTTTCTAGCAGGGATTTTTGGTATTCAGAGAATATATTTGCAGATAGCTCTGTTATTATCTCCCTCTTCAAATTCATAATAACAAGCTTGTCCTTAAACTTTATCTCAACTCCAACAAAGTCTTCGCTTTCAAATAGATCTTCATTTACCGAAATATTTGATATTGTGCTTTTCTCGATATCCAAAATACACTTGTCCTCTGATTTCATTATTGAAATATATCCATCATCTATTTCAATGAAGAAGGGCCTAAACTCCTTCGTAAAGCCTATAGATTTGTTCTCTATAGCCTTTAGGGAATCAAAACCAACCCTTTTCGCCGACTCTGGATCAATATAAAGAGTAAATACATCCTGTCCATCGTATACTATATAATTGTCATCACCTATATAGTAGCTAGTAAATAAGCTTTTTTCCTTACATACCAGTTCCTTTTTGTCCTTTTTTTCATATAGGACATAAAGGTCCTCGTGTCTAATCAAAAACATATTCTTGTTTAGGTATTCGTTAGACCTAAGCCTACCTGATAGCTTACAAAAAACAATAGGGTCTTGGTCAGGCAATCTTCCTATTTTAGAATTGTTCTTAACTATTTCATCGATATTTTTAGGTATACTAGCCCTATTAATCTTCCCAATAAAGCTAATATCCCTGTAGACCCTCGATTGAAAATCTATATAAAAATACCCCTTTATATTTAATATATTATCTGTATTTGTATATGATTCAAGATCATAAAGACTAAATTCAAACCTCTTGCCACTACTTACAAATACTATTCGGCTGTCCTCGTATTCTAATATACCTGTGTGTATGTCTCCATCAGCATTCATAATTAGGCTTCCACCCTGAATATCAAAGATAAACTTTTTAGAATTCTGTCCTATTTTTACCAACTCAAACAGGTCTAAAACCATTATCAAGGATGGGTAAACCCTGTGTGATTCTCCGTCCTTTACTCTTACAAAAGGAATTGAGTCAGCAATTACGCTCACACTATCACCGTCTATTTCTGTATATAGCTTTTGACCTTCAGCAGACAAGTCATAGAATATGTAATCCTCATTTTCCCCTTGTAAAGAATCAACCTTGGAAACATAAATGTTTCCAAGGTTAGTAAATTGCAAATACTTGTCCTCAAGGCTGAAGTCAACTAAACCGTTTAAGCTATATCCAGATTTTATTTTAAATACAACTCTTTCACTATCCTTTAACAAAACCTGTGACCCCCTTATTTGTCCTTAAGCGCTTGTTCGTATATTTCGTCTAAATTAGTAACATATGATGCATTCTTACCTGTTGAAGATATCTGGTTCCTCAAATCATTATAGTCAGTTTTTAACTGGTCCTTAGATAGGTTAGGTATCCTAGTCTTATAGGCACTTATCTTCAAGTCATAGTACTTGTTCTGACTAGCTATATAATTCTGTATACCCTTGGCAGATATTGACTTTGATTTAGCATAAGCATCATTATAATTAAAGAACTCTCCTACCTTAAGCATATAGTAGCCTGCATTCCTAACAACCTGGGCCTCTACACCCCTATTAGCAAAATTATTAGCAACTGACTCAGCACCATCCTTGTCCTTAGTAGCACCTACGAATACAGTATAGTAAGTTCCCTTACCATTTTTATACTGTTCCGCCTGCCTATCTAATTCACTAGCCTTGGCTTCATTTTCATCCCTAACCTTTTCTGCCTCAGTCTTTTGTGTTATTTCAGCAGTAGACTTAGGACCATCTTTGTCACCAGTAGTCTTGCTATCAACCTTTTTTTCCACCTTTAGGTTCTTCGTTGTATTATTAGTCTCTTCAACAGAAGGCATTGTAAACTGCTTTATAAAGAAAACATATGATGCGAATAGGACTGCTATTATAGCTACAATAATTATTCCATCTCTGGCCATCTTAGCCTTAGGTAGGGCTTCCATAAAGCCTCCCTTATCGCTATCATCTATATCTTCACTTGACTTTTTGTCTGTTCTTGCGTCTTTAAACTCAGCAAATTTAGAATATAACTTAGTATCTTTGAGCTTTTCTACAAGTCCAGGTCCCTCTTGGAAATCGTCAAACTCATCGTGTTCCTCATCCTCTAGTTCATTAACAAAATCATGTCCCGATGAATTTTCTTTTTCTATTTCTTCTTCATCTTGATCATTCATAGACATCATTTTTTCTAGTTCTTCGAGATCATTTGCTTTATCATCCTGGGGTTTTCTTTCATCAGATGGTTCAATACTCACATAGTTATGTTCTCCAGCTAAATCCTCTTGAATTTCAGATAAGTCATCATGCTCTACTTGATTATCAAGCTTACCTAGGTCTCCATAATGAATATGACCTACTTGTTGTCCAGTATCTTCCTTCTTAGGATATACACAGTCGCCTTCTTCAAATACAATATCTGCCTTGCCAGCTAGCGACTTGATACCTGGATTTACAATTTCTTCAGCTATGTGTCTTTCATCGATTAGCTCATCATATTCTTTCTTGCTGTCATTATCTTCCTTACGTCTATTCTTCTCCCTCATCATAATTATGGCTAGGGCATTTTCATCCTGGATAGACTTGTCTCCGTTAAATAGGTTGGGATCAATATCATTATATTCATCTTCATCAAGATTTGAATACTCATCATCCCTGCGCTTTTTTGAAAAGAAGTTTTTGAATCTGTCTGATATACTATCTTTTTCGTAGTAGTCTTCTTCATCGTTAATTTCATCATAATTATATTCTTCAAATTCATCATCATAGTACTCATCAGAAGCAAGATCATAGTCTTCCCTATTCTTTTTCTTAAATAGGTTGTCCTTTAGTGATGATATAAAACCACCCTGGTCTTCTTTACCATAGTAATCTATTCCATCGACTATATTCTCTACCCTTTCCCCTATAGGAACATCCATACCAGTATCTAAAAGTTCCATCTTCTGGGCAAAATCAATCTTATCATAACTAGTATCAACTACACTTCTACCAAAAAAATTATTGTTTTCTATATTGAAATCTGACTTAACCAGTTTGTGGCAGCCTATCCATCTAGACTTATTTAGGAAAGTCTTGTTCCTTACGAGCCTTTCAATAACTTCCTTAAATTCATTTTCATCTAAAAGCCCTATAACCATCATCCTAAAAGCATTGACAAAGTACTGCTTGTTTTCATCAGAAATATAGTCCATGAGAAGGGCTACACATGATACATAGTCTCTCGATCCTTCAGAGAAACCGTACGCATCATCTTCTTCAATATCTTCAGCTAGTACAGCGTCCCTAAATATATCATTAATCTTAACTGATATTTCAGGTGTACTAATCATTGATACATACTTACTAAAGCTTATGCACTTATCTTCATCTGCTAGCTCATATTCTTCTGATATGTCATCATCCTCTACTAGGGCTTCATCAGTAAATTCCTCTATTGGAGGCTCTTGACTAAAAAGTATTTCATTTATCATCGTGAATATTTCATTCATCAAGTCTATTTTAACTTCTTCAGTACTCATATCAAGTATATCCTTATACTTATCTACATTTCCTGATATTACAGTTATAACCATTCCAAGAACATCCTTGTAAATATTTAGGATTTTATAGTCATTTTCTATTTTTTCTATCTTCTTTACACCTGAATTCTTGTCATAAGACAAAAATATCTTCCTATCCTTGTCATTAAGGTGTTTATTGCCGTTCTTCATAGCCTTATTTACATATTGTCTTGAAGAAGCCTTGATATTTTCAATACTTTTTTCCACAGACTGATGCCCCTGTATAAGGTCATTCTGTATCCACATCTCCAATATATACTCTAGCTTTTTAATTATCGACTTGTAATATATTATATTGTATCTTAAAAGCTCTATATACTTTTCTTCGTTTTCATCTACTTTTTCAAATTTATTTTTAAGCGTTTCATTTAAGTTAGTGTTCATAGCATACTTGTCTTCAATGTATTTTTCATTAACTTCAAGAACAGCTAACCTAATCAATTCTCTGCTATTATTCAATGTATTCACTCCTTATTAGTTTTATTATTACTAAATTTCAGTTCATTACTACTATTATAGCATATTTTCTATTATTAGTTTCAAACTATTTAAAATAAGTTAATAATATTTGCATTGGACTAGTCTTTTTGGTATAATTGTTGACAAGTATAGCAGGTGATCGCAGGTAGAAATACGTGAGGAAAGTCGGAGCTCCATAGAGCAGGGTGCTAGGTAACGCCTAGTGAGAGCGATCTTAAGGATAGTGCAACAGAAATAAACCGCCCTTAATAGGGTAAGGATGGAAAGGCGAGGTAAGAGCTCACCAGCATATAGGTGACTATATGGCTATGTAAACCCCACCTGGTGCAAGGCCAAGATAGGAATAAGAGATGTTGCTCGCATCTCCCGGTAGGTAGGCCGCTCGAGCCTATTGGTGACAATAGGCCTAGAAAGATGATCATCAAATACAGAACTCCGCTTATAGCTATACTTAACAAAGAGACTGTGGACATCCACAGTTTTTTTGTTATAATGAATTGACATCTGATAAAGCTTAACCTAAATTAAGCTTAGTGATTTATTATTCAAATATAACTTTAGAAAAGAATTTTTTATGTCTACTTTATACTTAATTAAAAGCAAGTATAGGAGGTGGTTTTTATAGCAAGTTTAGATAGTAGGGTTAGAAAGAAAAAGTTACAAAATACTGGTAAAAGCGGCAAGTCTACATCAAATAAATATAGGCAAAAGAATGTCAGCCGTGGTTCCAAAAAGAAGTCTAAAAGGCCAAGGAGATTTTTGCAAGTTTTTATACTCCTAATACTTATAATATTTGCCTATACCTTTGCAAACTTGTTCAGCTATTTTGACAATATAGAAATTCAGACTATGACTGAAAATAATAGGAGCAACCAGGAGTTCATAGATAGTCTAAGGGAAATTTCTATAGTTGAATACAGAAAGACTGGACTTCTCCCTTCAGTAACAATTGCCCAAGCCATACTCGAGTCTAATTGGGGTCGTTCTAAACTAACAAAGGAGGCCAACAACCTGTATGGTATCAAGGCAGATGCATCATGGCATGGTGATAAGGTCCTATTTAACACTAAAGAATACTACAATAGCCATGTAAATGCCTACTTCAGAAAGTATAAGTCCTGGGCTGATAGTGTAACAGACAGGAGCAACTTTTTGATGAAAAACAAAAGGTATCTAAAGTCAGGTCTATTTGAAACTAATACCTATAGGGGCCAGGCCCAGGCACTTGAAGATGCTGGTTATGCTACAACTACCAACGCCAAGGGTGAAAAAATATATGCTGATAAGCTAATATCTGTTATTAAGAATTACAATTTATATGAAATAGACTATAGCGTAAAACCAAAATAAAGACTAGCATAAATTAGAATTTAATCTTGGCTATATTTATTTCTCTAATATGGGTCTAAGTCGTGTAGAAATTTTTTTAAAAAATAAGGGAGTATGCAATCAATAAACATACTCCCTTTTATCATTGTCTGAGATTTACAAACTTATATACTTCCTATAATTTGAAGGAACTCTTTAAAGGTACTATTCTGTTAAATACTAACTTATCATCACTTGAGTACTTAGAATCTACACAGTAGAATCCGTTTCTGATAAACTGGAACTTATCATTCTTCTTTGCACCTTCAATAGCAGCCTTCTCAACAAATCCTTGCTTGATTTCTAGCGAGCTCGGATTTATCTGTTCCAAGAAGTGCTTGCCTTCATTAGCTGGATCATCGTCTAAAATCAAGGGTTCAAACAATCTAAACTCAGCTGGATATGAATTATTGGCATCAACCCAATGTATAGTGGCCTTAACCTTTCTCCCTTCAAAGCCAGAGCCACTCTTAGTTTCTGGGTCATATGTACAGTGGATTTCTACTACATTTCCATCAGCATCCTTAACCACATCATTACATTTAATAAAGTAACCACCCTTAAGCCTAACTTCATTTCCTGGGAATAACCTAAAATACTTTTTAACTGGCACTTCCATAAAGTCATCTCTTTCGACATATAACTCTCTAGAAAAACTTACAAACCTCTTGCCCATTTCTTCATTTTTAGCATTATTTTCTATCTCAATAAGTTCTGACTCACCTTCTGGATAGTTAGTTATTACTACCTTTAGTGGATTTAAAACGGCCATTGCCAAAGGCGCCTTAGGCTGCAGGTCCTCTCTTAAGAAGTAGTCCAGCATCCTGCTATCAACAGTAGAGTCAGCCTTTGATATACCAATTTCTCTACAGAAGTTCCTAATAGACTCCGGTGTATAGCCCCTTCTCCTCAAACCTGAAATGGTTGGTATTCTTGGATCATCCCATCCGTCTGCAACACTATTATCAACTAGTTGCTTTAACTTACGCTTAGACATAACTGTATTTGTAAGATTAAGTCTTGCAAATTCTATCTGTCTTGGAACTGCCTCCATTTCACACTCTCTTACTACCCAATCATAGAAAGGTCTCTGGTCTTCAAATTCAAGTGTACAGATTGAATGTGTAATATGCTCTATTGCATCTTCTAGTGGGTGGGCGTACGCATACATTGGATATACACACCACTTGTCACCAGTATTATGGTGTGCATTATGAGATATCCTGTAAATTACTGGGTCTCTAAAGTTAATATTTGGTGAAGCCATATCTATCTTGGCCCTTAGTACCTTTTCTCCGTCCTTAAATTCTCCGGCCGTCATTCTCTTGAATAAGTCGAGATTTTCCTCCACAGACCTATTTCTATATGGGCTTTCCTTACCAGGTTCAGTAAGTGTCCCCCTATACTCTCTTATCTGGTCGGCAGTTAAGTCATCAACGTAGGCCAAGCCCTTGTTTATCAATAGGATTGCCCTCTTATGCATTTCTTCAAAATAGTCTGATGCAAAATGTAGCTCATCCCATTCAAAACCTAGCCACTTTACATCTTCTTTTATAGATTCAACATACTCCACATCTTCCTTAACTGGGTTTGTATCATCAAACCTTAGGTTTACCCTGCCCTCGAACTCCTTTGCTAAACCAAAGTTTAGGCATATACTTTTTGCATGACCTATATGCAGGTAACCATTTGGTTCTGGTGGAAACCTTGTAATAATGCTTTTATGCTTACCACTTTCTAAATCGTCTATAACTATGTTTCTTATAAAGTTTGAACTCTCTCTTTCAAACGTCATATAATAACCCCCGCTTCTTTTTTAAAATGTCTATAACTATATTCTATATTATAATGATAAAAAAATAAAGTTACTTTCTAATAAGTCTAATATGATTTTAAATTTTCGTCATATACCTTTAGCAAAGATGACTGTATTCCTGATATTTTTTTGAGGTCATCCTGATCGAATTGTCCATCCTGACCTAGTTCTAGACCTGACCTAATCATCCCTAATATCTCAAGCATAGACTCCTTGTTCTTGCCTATATTTGCCTTAACCTTTTTTATTTCTGCCTTGTACTTAGTATCATCCTTATCATTTTTTGATACAGCATCTGACTCTCTGTCTATAGCAGCCTTTATCTTATCCGTATCAAGTTTCTTAATTTCATCAATTTTTGAATCTAGTTCTCCTATTAAAGATTTGATATCATTAGGATTAACCTTATATGAATCCTTCTTTATGTCTACAAGGTACTGATTTATATACTTGCTATACCATGTGTATTCTGAATCAACTACATTTTTCCTATAGGCATCATATTCTAATGCATTTTCCCTTAGAGATGAATCCTTCATCCTGTTGTCCGTAGTCACCTGGGACTGGCAACCAACCAAAATAAGGCCGGCCAAGATGGTAATCACCATTCCTTTACTCTTCATAGAATCCCCCTTTTTATACGATATGATTATTTAAATTTATAATATATACTTTACTAATTCTCCATTTAGCGAGAATGATTTAGGATCCGTTATCTTGACCTGGACCAATTTACCAATCATAGACTTGTCTCCACCCGTGAAGTTTACAGTCTTATTATGTCTTGACTTACCCGTTAAAACTGCTTCATTTTTCTTGCTAGTACCCTCTACAAGTACCTCTAGAGTCTTACCCATATATTCCGCATTCTTTTCTCCAGAAATCCTATTTACTACTTCAAGCACCCTCTCAAATCTTTCATGCTTGACATCTTCAGGTATTTGATCTAGCATTTTAGCTGCAGGTGTCCCCCTCCTCTTTGAGTATATAAAGGTAAAGGCGGAGTCATACCTTACCTGTTCACATATATCTATTGTATCTTCAACATCCTGGTCTGTTTCGCCTGGAAATCCTATCATTATATCAGTTGAAAAGGCTAGGTCTGGTATTTCTCTTTTGGCCTTTTCTATAATATCCAAGTAATCTTCCTTAGTATAGTGCCTATTCATCTTCTTTAATAGACTGCTACTTCCAGCCTGAAATGGTAGGTGTAGGAACTCACATACCTTATCACAATCCCTCATAGCACAGATTACATCATCAGATATATCCTTTGGGTGGGATGTCATAAACCTAATCCTTTCAAGACCTTCTATCTTATTTACTTGTCTTAGGAGCTGGGCAAAACTAATCCTTTGATCTTCTTCTAGCGTCTTACCGTATGAATTCACATTCTGTCCTAAAAGAGTCACTTCCTTGGTTCCATTTTTTACAAGTGACTCTATCTCAGCAATTATATCACTTGGCTTCCTGCTTCTTTCCCTTCCCCTAGTATAAGGTACTATACAGTATGTACAAAAGTTGTTACATCCATACATAATGTTTACAAAGGCCTTAATATCAAATTTTCTATTGCTCTTAAGACCTTCAACTACCTCACCATCTACATCCCATACATCGACTATAAGCTTATCTCTGTTGAAAGTAGACTCTAGCAATTCAGGGAACTTGTAAAGGTTGTGTGTACCAAAGATTAGGTCCACATGTCTATACCTGTTCTTAATTTCTTCAACAACATGTTCCTGTTGCATCATACAACCACATACAACAATCTTCATGTCTGGTCTCTTTCTTTTTATACTCTTAAGATGGCCTAGATTACCATATACCTTTAATTCAGCATTTTCTCTTACAGCACATGTATTATATATAACTAGGTCTGCCTGGTCCTCTGACAGGGCCTGTACATAGCCCATTGCCTCTAGCATATTTATTAGCATTTCAGAGTCATGCTCATTCATCTGACACCCGAATGTATGGCATAGCCACGATTTACGCTCGCCGGTCCTATTAAATAAATCTTCGTTCATCCTATGAATAGCCTCTATATATTTTTCCTGTTCTTCTATTTTATCCCTTGATACCTCTATTTGTTTTCTTTTACTCACCAACAATACTCCTTACTATAAAAGCCCTTAACCAAGGGCTTTTATTATTCTATTATTCTATTTTACCACAGTTTATCTCTTTTTGTATTTCTGCTTTATATAATTTTCATTTATTAGCCATGTCGTGCCTATTTTTTTTATATGATACTTATAAATCATACCTTTATTGATGTACACCCTTAATGAAGAGGCACTAACCTGATATTCACTTTCTATCTCTTTCAATGTTTTCCATTTAGCAACTGCCATCTTTATTTTTCTCCCTTTTATGTTCATATACTTTATCTACAAGCACAGCAAGTCTTTTATTATTTAATTCTGTACCAACAAATTTTTTATTATTTATATATGAGTTGTAACCTACAAGACCTCTACCCATACATAAATCACCAATACACCTATATTCTATATTACAGCATATCCATTCAATAACATCTTCCTCATCCATGTAATCAAAATCATACTTAATTCTTTTGTCGCTACCCTGAACTATATAACATAGCTTGTCTTTTTGGTGGTAGTATGTAGTATTGTAAAATGTTACGTGCTTATATATCTTTTTCATCTCAAATATAAAATTATGTAAATTCTGCTTACCTATCTCAACAAAACATATTTTAGGATGAATTTCCTTTATATGGCTAAATAAGTGTGTGTAAAAGTATTCAAAGCTTTCTAGCCTATAATCTTTATCGGCCTTTGTGTAAAATGTAGATAAGTTGCCCTTGTTCCATGGTGGGTCCACAAATAGAACATCAGCCTCTTTCATAAACTCCGGCAATCCTCTTGTTAGATCATGGACCATTACTTGCCCTAATTCATTAATATTAAATACTTCATCTTCAATTAGGTTGTATTTTTTGTACGCTCCCCCATATTCCCATTTAGCCATTATCTTTCACCTCTTGCATTTCCCAACTTCTGCTGTATGTTTGGTTTTTAAATAATGAGGCAATGCCTGTAACCTGCTTTAATCTAAAAACCTCTTCAAGTTCCATTCCTAGATGTTTTGCTATCTCTTCATCGTCTGCTCCCTGCTCAAACAAAGCCTTAACTAAATCACCCATTAACTCTACTTGGTGTACTCCCCTAGCCCTGTTGAATTGGACTGTAGAAGCCATCCTCTGTTTCATATCATGCTGGAGTACTATTATAGGTATCTCTGTGCATCCTAGGTAATCTTTTAGTATTGTGTATCTATGAAAACCATCAATAATGATGTATTTGTCTATGTCTTCATCATATATAGTTACTATAGCAAAACAAAAGCCATTATCTAGTATAGACTGTTCTAGTAAGTCCATGTTGTTTTTAGCTACATTATTAGGGTTATAGTTGTTCGCCTGCACCTTTTCAACTGGTACTATAATCGGCTCCATTACTGGTAAGGTGATATTTCCTTTATTCGTCTTTAATTCCATTGTCATTATAATAATTCCCTCCACTTTTGAATAGTTTTTTCTCTTGGATCTTCTTTATTATCTATAGGAAGATTATTTTCATAGTCATTAAGTAACAACTGCCTGCATTGTTGCCTTGCAACATAGTTATTGTTCAAGTGCCTACTAAACCTCTTTTCAAATATCCATTTTTTATTGTTATCAGGATATGTTTCAAGTAAAAAATCTCTGTACTCTAGCCATGAATTATAATTCTTAGGTAGCTTCCTAGCTTTTAACATCTTATTATCCTTGCCATATAAATTACCTATGCTAATACCCTTGATACGCTTTAATAACTTATCATAAGTTTTAGGCTCAAACTCCGGCAACTCCACTAGCGATTTAAAAGATTTTTCATGGATCAAGCTAGATACTCTTATCTCCTGCAGGCCCATGCCCTTTTTAAATTGGTAGTCATATATTTTAGAATACCTTAACTCTTCATCATATATATACTTCCATATATCATGAAAATTCCAGTCATATAGTGGATAAAAACTAGCGTTACCATTTTTCATCTTAGTCCCCCAGTATACATCAGTACCACTAACATTTACAGGGTTCTTAGCCACAGCTCGCCATCTATTAGGGCTTTCAGTTGCTCTAAGCCCTACCACAAAGGCCGTATTACTTCTTGCATTTTGAATATTATCTATTGCGTCATAAAAACCAAAGCCTTTATTTTTATCCCTTACTGTTTCTTTTGTTCTATCCCATGAGGGATGTTGAATTGAGTCTGGCTCCTTTGACCTCATCCATATCTTATGTTTTCCACGTTCCCAACAAATCAACTGCGACTCCTCTAGTGATGTAGAGTTGGTTAAGTTAAATTCTAGTTGATACCATAACTTAATAGTATTTTCAGGAAATAAATTCATTAAATACCTTATCTGCTGTACAGTACTATCATATACAACCTCTTCATCAAGGAAGAATAAGCCTACCTTCCTGCCTCTTTTATTAGCCTCTACTAGCATTAGATGAGCTAATACCGTACTATCCTTGCCCCCACTAATTGATACATGGATGTTATCATAGTTATCAAACAGAAATTCAATACGTTTTTTAGTTGCTTCTAATACATTTTTATTTATATATATTTGCTTTAGCATAAATACTATCCAACCTCGCTTTCCATGTTGTCAGGCTATTCATAACAACATTATCTATACTTAGATCCGTTGCTATATAGTCCAATTTAGTCATTTCGGACTTTTTAAGAAAATCTATAAAATCTAATCTCCTATAGTGTGTATCAATAATTATATAATATCCTTTTTTAATTTCATCATTATAGCTAAAAACATTATCTAGCTTATGCCTCTTATTTCTTGCTATGTATAACTTATCATCTTCTATACTGGCCTTTTTATAATCACCTGCTAGCAACTGCAATGCCCTTGGAATAGTATCAGGATCTTTATTGCCTAATGTATCAAATAAATTATCCCTCTTTTTATTGTACTTTTCTTTCTGTTTGTCTGTTGTACTTATATTGTTCCAGTTAAATTTTAATCTAACTGGCTTTATCCTTACATCTTCAACCTGCAAGTAGTTGTAATCAAAAGACTTCCCTTTATACTTCTGTGGTGTGTTTAAGTCTAACAATATCATCATATTTTCTTTATCATCTATTATAGGTAGGTACTCAAATACTATTACATTGCCATCAACTTGGTTAATATAGTGGTGCATACAGTTATATGTTAAATCGCTTCTATTTTGAGTTCTCATAATTTCATCACAAACTATAAGGCAATTACTATCTATTTCCTCTAAAAGCCTGTAAAAGTACTTATACATGATTATATCGCTATACTCTATATATTCCACCTCTGTATTCTTAAGGTTGTACTCATATTTGAACTTTTTAAAATAGAATATGTAGGTCTTTCTAATATTATGCTCGTCAACATACCTCTGTATCTCTTGTTGTTTTTTCAATTTCTTCAAACCAATTATTACCATTTTCATCTCCCCTTTTTCTGAAATTATTACCTACTTTTCTATTGTCTAGCCACTTATCAATATCTTCCTTGTTGTGTGATTTTAGTACATTATTAAATGATTTTGCAATATCTGTCTTGGTTTCTAGGTTATCTAATATACGTTCATCTATTTTATAGGATGCACATATATCTGTAACAAATACTTTATTTGCTTGTCCTATCCTATAGACCCTATCAAGGCTCTGACTCCTTGTCCCCCAGTTAAAATCATTGTTATAGTATATAACCCTGCTACAAAACTGTAGATTTAGACCAAAACCACCACAACTTTTATTAGCTACTAAAAACCTTGCCTCACCACTAAATCTTAGTATCTCTAAATCTCTATCCTTTCGATTTATTGCCCCCTTTAAAACGCATACATTATTGTCCCCATAGCGACTTTTTAGACATTCTGAAATACTATCTACCTCGTGTACATACTTACACCATATAATTGTCTTATCCTCTTCTCGTGTTACTATATCTAATAAGGCATTTATCCTTGGATTATTTTCCGCATTTACAAAAAAGTCTACGGAAGTCATTCTTTCGTACCCATCATCTAATACATCAAATACTATTTCTCTGCCACTAGATATTAATTGTAGGGCCGTAAATAACCTATATATGGTAGCCTCATCATCCTCTACAACCTCACTTAATAACTTTTCTTTGATATAGCTATAGTGTATTAATTGGCTATAATCTAAATCATAATAGTAGCGATTAAAATTCCTTTCTGGTAGGTCTAAACAATCCTCTTTTTTAATCTTAAAAGTAAATGGGCTTATCCTCTGCATAATATAATCTTCATCTAAGACCCTTTTAACCTTGCCAAAATCATCATATACTAGGTGATTACGACTAAATGAGTAAAAAGAGTTATAACCAATAATCCTCTTATCTAATAAGTAAAATTGACTAAATAAGTCAACTAAACTTTTAGTTACCGGAGTCCCATTTAGTATATACCTATATTTACATAGACTAGAGATGTATATAAGCCTTTCCGACCTCTTGGCAAAATAGTTCTTAATTAGTGTTGACTCGTCAACAATCAACATTACATCCTTATACTTCTGCAACAACTCTAATACCTTTAAATACATCCTATCAGACTGTGATATAGACTCTATACCGCATATTTCTAATATGTCTAGTTCTAAGATATTAGATACATCACTTAAGCCCCTCTTTAGGTTTTCTATGGTAGATACAGGGCAAAACCATAAGATCTTATCGTACTTGCCCCATTTTCTGCTTGCAATGGCAACAGTTGTTATTGTCTTACCTGTCCCCATATCCATAAAATTGGCCCCTACCTTCATTTTATTTAGTTTATTTACACATTCTTCTTGATATGGAAGTAGCTTTTTATATAATTTAATCTTACTCTTTGTCATATAGTTCCCTCGGGTCAAAATCTTCATAATCCGACTCTATCTCATACCCAAATAATTCAAGTATGCCATCTGCATCATATATTTCCTCTTTGCGTTCAATCTTGTTTTCTTTAAATACCTTGTAATCAAAATTATCATGTAGTAATACCCTTAGTTGCTTTCCATTCCTTGTTGTCTGTGTGTGGCTTTTCGGTATCCACATTTTATATTTAGATTTAGGTATTTTGAGTAGGAAAGCCTTATAGGTTTCCCACTCTACCTGATTCCAATTAATTATAATAGCCCTCATAATTAACTCTCCTCGTCAATTAATTCATTGTATACTTCATCTATGCTTTGTTTTCTGCTTGTATACTTCTTTTCTATTCCTGCCTTAACATCTGCTATGCTGTCCTCTAAGCTAGTCTTAACCCTTTCTATTAACTCCAAAGCCTTATCATTATACTTAAAGTCGTATATTTCTGCTAAGTCTTGTACTTGTAAATACATTTCTGCAGGTAATTGTAAACATTTAATATTACGCTCCCATACGCACCCCTTAATTCCATTAAATGCTTTATTTATTTCCGGATGGTCTTTGAAGTCAAATACTACAATTAATTTACCTTCACATTCCCCTATCCACCTTCTATGCTCTGCAGTATACTCGCCGTTTATAATTTTCTCTTTTAATGTTGGATCATCTATCCTAATGATATATCCTGCATTTAATATCTTATTTGCTAATTCTATCTTTCTATCATCTATAGTACCGCTAACTCTCGTATTTATATTTCTATACCATGTAACAGAATAAGGACTCCAAATATAATGATTGGCCTTACATATAGACTTAACATCCATATCTGCATAAGACTCACAATAGATTGTATTATCCTTGCTGTATATATTTACTATCCTTTCATCAACAGCATTTTCAGGGCTTATAATAACCTCTTTTAGTTCTTTATTATCATTTATATTTAGTTCTATAAAGGCCTTATATAAAAGGCCTCTTATACTTACTCTAGTGCTTCCAGTTTCTATATCTATGTAGATACTAGCTTTTCTAATTGTCTTAAGTACACTAATAAATAAATCGGCTACTAGCCTCTTTTTTTCTACATCCGTACTGTCTTTTATTATCTTATCTAACATGTCAGCAACCTTATAACCATTGCCATTTTCGTCATGAGCAAGCCCATATGTTTTAATATCTGGTAAAAGACTAGCTGGCCTTATAAAGTCTTCTATAAGGTGTTTTTCCCATATTATAAGCATTTCCTGTCTTATAGTACTTGCCCATGCTATTTGTTTTTCTGTTCCTTCTAGTTCGGGTAACTCCAAGGCTTCAAAACTATCCTTAATATATTCATTACATTCTGCTTCCTGCTTCTTTTTAAGTTCGTATCTGCATTTCTTGCATAAAGTTTCACTAAAAGCCTTTTCGACTTCTTCCTGTGTTTTAAAATCTTCCTGTGTTTTAAAATCTTCCTGTCCTCTTCTAATCCTTATTGTTCCTTCGTGTCCGCATTTGCAAATTCCTGTATAAGTTGTCATTTTGATGTCCTCCCTTTTCTTTATACTTACATTATATAGCGTTTGCGTTACTATGTCAATACTTTGTTTTCGTTTATTTTTCAATAGTTTTGCGTGCTTAAAAAAGATATAAATTATTTCATATTTATTGTTGACTTATATTGCATTGTGTTTTATAATGTATATATAGAAATAAATAATAATTATCGGAGGTATTTAAAATGAGCAAAAATTATAAGGACAAAACAATCGATTTAGGGTATAGCGATATAGCAACGCTAATACTAAAATCACCATGTAATATTGGTGAAGTGCATACTGGTTCAGATGGAGACTATAAGGGATACCTAGTTGATGAAACTGTTGAGATACCTGATTATTATAAGAAGGTGTATGAGGCAGACACTTGGTTAAAAGTATATGATGATGAGGCGATGGTTTTTGAGACCAGAGCTAAGAAAATTAATGTATATAATGCTGGAAAAAGTTGTATAATTCAGTTTATAGGTGATTATACAATAGAAAGAACCATTTGTCGTTCAGTTGATAATGATGGAGTAGAATATTTTTATTTTAACTATCATACATGCAGATAATTTAATGAAGATTGGGTAAGGTATAAGAACATCATGAACACAGAAACATTAAACAATTACAAGTCAGACATTAATAGTATAACACTTGAAACAAGAGAAATAGATCAGTTATTCGACATAGTAAATGCCATAAAAGGTATAGATGTTGAGGATTACGACCACGCTATATCAATTTTAGAAAATAAAATTGCTGATATATTAAATGTGCATATTACAGAAAATGGTAGCAAGGCTCTAGGAAAGGCAACAGAAGAAAAAATGCGTTTTTATCAAATCTTGTACCTAATAATTAGAAGTAATAAAAAAGAATATGATATAGAAAGAAAGTTTTAATCAAAGGGGGCAACTAAGCCCCCTCATTTTATTACTTACTATTTTCTTTTATAAAATTCTTAACCTGATCTAGTGTTTCCCATCTATCCTTACCGGCAATAACAATAGAGCCTGTAGGAGCTCCAGAGCCACCCACATGGACGATTTTAGCATACCTAGTCCTATCAAAGCCATTAGCTGTTGTAGGGAGTATAGGATAGCCTAACCATGTATTTATTAGTAAGGCTGCAGGTAGGTCATTGATATTAGTATATGTAACAACAGTTAAATTGTTAGTATCAATATTAGGTGGGATATCTGTTTCTACTGTCTTTTTATATTCTGTTGCCAAAAGACTCCTGTATAATTTCATTATGTTTTTACCATAATCAGGATTAGTATTCCATTTACCCTCTCCGCCAAGGGCTACTACTGTTTTAGCCTTGCCAAGTAAAAAGTCAAAGTGTCTAGGGTCTACTGGGTTTTTAAGAGGGTAGCCCTCTGCCCCATAGTATAACAATAGGTGCTGGCCCATAGCCCTAAAGCCCTCGTTCCAGTCTTTAAATACCTTATGTGCATTCTTATCAAAATCACTACCACCTTTTGATATCTTTAGCCCGCATGGATTGTGATAACTGGCATCTATTCCGGCTTGTGATTGGCCGTTCTTATATAGCCATCCTGTTTCTAGTGCTGTTTGTGCGTATACTGGTGCCGGATCAAGTCCAATAGATAGGCAAGTATCATAGCAAGCCTTAGCAATCTTGGCAAACTCTATAGCATTATTCTTAATTGCCCATGCTTCCATCTGTGCTACTGTAGTAGTAGGATTACCCACAAAAGAAACATCATCGATTATAGGCCTCTCAATAGGCTTATTAGGGCTTGTAATGTCATTGTTAGGAATATACTCCTTAAGCTGTAGTCCGTACGCTATAGCCTTAGCTACTTCGTCCTCATGCCCTTTATACTTAGCATAATCATCGGCATCATCAACAAAACATATCTCTATTAATAATGCTAGTGGATTACTACTATTTAATACCATTAAATCAGGCCTATTTTTATTAGCTACTCCATGAGTTGTAATACCAATATTATTTAAATTCTTGCATATCTGCGTACCATATTTATATGTTCTGTCATCATAATGGCACACCTCACACCCCATCACTTTGCCATCTGTATGATGTTGAGGTTTAAATGCGTTAAAATGCAAGGATACGGAGAGGTCCGTATCCCTATTTGAATTGATCTTAGATACTATCCTACTCAACACGTTTCCCTGTGAGTAGCCGTCATTGCAGGTACTATCATACACCTTATGTCCTGCATTTTCTAATATGGTCTTAACCTTGCTTAATATTAATCTATTTTCCTTAGATTCATCTAGCAAATCACTAGCCCCACATGCTATTTTACCTGCAGGATTATGCCCTGCATGTATATCAAATACTGTCATATAAATCTCCTTTCTGCGGTCCTACAACCGCTAATAAACCGTTCTAAGGGTGCTAGTCCCCTAGTCCCTTACTTGTAGGATTTATAAATACCCCCAATACTGCCATAGCTGTAGTACCTAGCAGGAATGGGTTAGATACTGTATTTAGTATTAAATCTCCTACACTGGCCCAAGTAGTTAGTGAGCTTGCTTCTACTTGCAGTGAAGTAAGGAGTATACCACCAATACCTACCCAAAACCAAGGGTTCTTATATCTTTCAACACTAGCTGATTTCTTTTCTATATTGTTTTCAATTCTACTCATGCCATTCTCCTTTATGTTTTTTAAATTCCTCATACTTACATGACCTTTGCTCTATATTATCAAGCCTTGTATCATGTTTGGTAACAACAATCTTTAAATCGTTGATTTCTTCCGAGTGTTTATTAACTTTATTTTCCTGTGTGATTATGTCTTTATTTAGGTTTTTAATAGTCGAATTAAGTTCTGCTACATTAGCACTAACCTTAGCAAAAGGACGAATAAAGGCTATTAACACAGGGACTCCTATAACTACTCCATATATAAATTCCTGACTTGTCATATATCACCTCAATTAAAAATAGGCAGTTTGAAGACATGCCTAGGTCTATGCAAATTAAAATTCTAAACTTTAGAAAGCCTTGAACTATTCAACGGCCAACTCTTCAAGATCCATAGCTACCAATAAGGCCTTAACCTTAGCCTTTAGGAACTGTGGCACCTGCTTAAAAGTTCTTACTCCTGCTATAATGCAAGTTACATAACACATTGCCATATCGTTTCCACCTCCTAACTTATAAAATTTTATATAAAAAAAGAACCTAATATTATTGATAAGATTCTTCATATATAACACCTCTATTCAGCTTTTAGTAGTTCCTCAACTTCCTTCTTAAGGTAGTCAGGAACATCTTTTATAGTTCTTATTTTCTTTTTTATTAACAACGCATATAACTTAGCTAATGTACTCATAATTAATTACCCCCTGATTTCATCTCTATTGCCTCTACAATGGCAGTAGATAATTCTAACTTATCTTTTTCAATGTTTTCTACAACCTCTGCTATTGCCATAGCGTACTCAAGCCTCACCTTGTCAGCCTCTTCTTTAATTAACTCTTCCATGGTCTTTGGTGGTTCTCCAGGCTTACCAGTATCATAGTCTATCCACTCAAATACTAGCTTATGAGGGTTAGATGATACATCCACCTTAAAAGAGTTGGCCTTGTGTTCTTCAAGTAGTTTGCCTAGTTCTCTATACTCAAGCTTTAGGCAGCCTATTGAGTCCTTTGCATACTTGCTTAAGTCAGTATAGTTATTGTAATCTTCATCAAATGATGTTTCGACTACACACCCCATCATATCCCCTGATTCAATTATGATGTTTCCATTTGATTTTAAGTAATATATTTTTGTTCCTATTTTTTTCATTTAGAATTCTCCTTTTAGTCAAAAGCCCACCATTTTTTAACTTTATGATTTAAATCAGTACGGTTTGTTCTTTGATCTAGTTTGTAGTTACTTACGTCGAAATTACCCTCCTCAACATTTATTGGAAGCCTTGTATTGTCATAAGTATAACCGCCCTGACCCGTCAACCATCCTAACATTTCTATTTTTAGATTTTTTGTAACTATAATAACACCTCCACCTTCACCGTCGCCCCCATGCCTTCCGTAAATATACTCAGTGCTTTCAATGTGTGCAATAACAATTGACGGAGCAAAGGAGAGGTTTAAATTGCGTACATTTTTAGCATTCGAATTACTTCCACTCGCCCATCTCTTCCTAACTCTTTTTATATATTGAATACAATCTACTATATCAAGTATTCTGTCTAGAGATATATTATCATCTTTCTTAATTTCAGTTATTATGTTGTCGAGGGCCGTTTGGTATTCAATCCCTAACTGCTCTGTTCTTTCAACTTCTCTTTTATAGGTTGTCAACCACTTCAACCCCCTTTAGTAACTTTTCTAGTTTATTGTTGGCCGTCTCATGCCTATCAACATATATGCCTAAATTCTTGCTATATTCGTCTACACTGGCCTTATACTCTTTCATAGTATTTACTATTTCAGCATCCTTATTCTTTAGCTCTTTAAGAACTATATCAAGGGTCTTATTTGCCCATGTTGTGACCTTTACTTTTAAGTCAGTTAATTCAATTGAATCTAATTTGTGCCATAAAACCTTAATTATATTTGCTAGATTCTTCTTACCATGACCACCCTCTGATTCTGTATTTTCATTATAGCCATCTAGAATTAGGTTTTTCACATCCCCTATATTATCGTGTAATTCACGTAACATAATAACAATAGAACCAATATTATTAAACTCACCAGAAGCAGTACCAGGGTCACCTATTAGTTTATATATTTTTTCTAAGTCTGCCTGCGTTACAAAAACTACTGAAGGGTCTATTACAATAGTTACAGCATTACTATTAGACAATACCATTGCTATTCTTATAAACAACTCCATTGTAGAGCCTTCCTCTGCTACAGGTTTGTACGTTTCCTCATATGATGTTAAGACAATTAATTCATCATCTTCATCATATAGCCCTATTTCTCTGATATAAAATCCCCCTACATCCGATGGTATTAAACTTTCAACTATAAGTGTGTTAGGATTTAGAGGATCTTGCTTGAAATTGGCTATATTGGTTTCATAAACTACATTTTTTAGCTTAGTCATAGACTCATCTATTTCATATGATGTTCCATTACCATCTCCAATTTTAATTTTATTAATAGCAACTTTTTTGCCAGTTGCTGTAGCTTTCATAATTTTTTGACGACCTATATTTGTAATAAGTGTCATATATTTTTTAGCCATTTATACTACCTCCTAATTTACAGAAACTTTTTTAACTATATGCGTATATGTTCCACCTGTATATGGATTAACTTCTACCTCTATAGGACTTAGGTCGTAAGGCAAAATAGTATGTACAAGCCCAATATATGTACAAGCTCCGATATACATATTAGTATTATCCTCTAAAATAAACTGTAAAACAAAAGCCAAGTGAGATGGCTTTATACGTTTAATTATCTTATGTATTTCAAATGCTTTATTCATATTCTTGGCATCGGTTTGTACTGCAAAGGTCCAGTCTTTTAACCATTCGATAATTTTTACATCAATACCGGTGAAATTCTTTGTTATAACTCCCATAGTTTCAG